ATTTAATATTATATAGTGAGTACAAGATGGCAATATTTCGTGGTGATGGTGGAGCAGGTGATGCAAACACTGATGTAACAATTAACTCTGTTACAGAAAAAGCTAATGCAGCAGCAACTTCTGCTGAATCAGCAGCATCAAGTGCAACATCAGCCAGTACATCAGCTAGTAATGCTAGTACATCAGAAACAAATGCAAGTAACTCAGCATCTTCAGCAGCATCTTCTGCTTCTGGTGCTTCTACCTCTGCAAGTAATGCAAGTACATCTGCATCTACTGCAAGTACACAAGCGACTAACGCTTCTAATTCAGCTACCGCAGCAGCAAGTTCAGCTACGGCAGCGGCAACCTCAGAAACAAATGCTGAAACAGCAAAGACTAATGCTGAAACAGCAGAAACAAATGCAGCAAGCAGTGCTTCTACAGCAACTACTAAAGCTAGTGAGGCAGCTACATCAGCAACAAATGCAGCTACATCTGCTACAACAGCAACAACTAAGGCTTCTGAAGCTAGTACATCTGCTACTAATGCAGCTACTTCAGCAAGCACAGCTTCAACACAAGCAACCAATGCTAGTAACTCTGCTAGTGCAGCAAGCACAAGCGAAACAAACGCAGCTACAAGTGCTACAGAAGCAGCCAACTCGGCAACAGCAGCAGCAGCAGAACTATCAACAGCAGCACTCAAAGCAAACAATTTATCAGACTTAGCTAATGCTGGTACTGCAAGAACTAATTTAGGTTTAGGAACAGCAGCTACCACAGCTAGTACAGATTACGCAACAGCAGCACAAGGAACTACAGCAGACAATGCCCTAGCAGCATCAGCAGTATCTGTTTTTGGTGGTACACTAATAGATGATGCAGACGCAAGTACAGCTAGAACTACACTAGGATTAGGAACTGCTGCAACTACAGCAAGTACAGATTATGTAGCTAAAACTGCTAGTACAGGCTCTGGACAATTACCTAGTGGTACTACAGCAGAAAGAGATGGCACACCAGTAGCAGGTATGATTAGATTTAATTCTACTACTAGTGGGTTTGAAGGATATGATGGAAGTGCTTGGGGTGCTATAGGCGGTGGTGGTGGTGTTGTATACGATACATCTACAACCTCCACAGGATTCTTTGCTTTACCTACAGGCACAACAGCTCAAAGACCAGCAAGCCCAGCTAATGGCTACACAAGATACAATACTGATACAGGTTTTATAGAGGTATACAATACTCTTTCTGGTTGGACAGATACTACTAAATCTGGCAGTAGTTATGCTATAGACTATTTAGTAATAGCTGGCGGTGGTGGTGGTGGTTCAGATGGTACTTCTGGTGGTCGTTATGGCGGTGCAGGTGGTGGAGCTGGTGGTTACAGAACATCATACGCAACTTCTGGAGGCAATAGTCCTGCAGAATCTAATATAGAAGTTCAATTTGGTTCTACATATACAATTACAGTAGGAGCTGGAGGTGGAGGTGGTATTTATGGTGCAAATGCAGCTACAGCAGGAAGTGTCGGAACAGACTCAGTTATTAACGGAACAAGTGTTGATATAACATCTCTAGGTGGTGGAGGTGGAGCAGGTGCTTGGGCTGCTGCTACTTCTGGTGGTTCTGGCGGTGGTGGAGCAGAAGGTGGAGTTGGTCAATCTGGAACTAGTGGGCAAGGATTTGCTGGAGCATCTAGGAGTGGTAATGATATTAATGGTGGCGGTGGAGGAGCAGGTGGTGCAGGGTCATCTAGTAAGACAGGAGGAGTTGGTTTATCAAATAACATTACTGGTTCAAGCGTAAGTAGAGGTGGTGGTGGAGGTGGTGCTTCTGCTGGAGCTGGAGGAACAGGTGGTGGCGGTAGTGCTAATGGAGGAAGTGGAACAGTTAATACAGGCGGTGGTGGAGGTGGAAGTGCAAACAACCAAACAGGCGGAGCTGGCTCAGGTGGGTCTGGGATAGTAATACTTCGTATACCTACTGATAATTACTCAGGAACTACAACAGGTTCTCCAACAGTCACTACAGATGGTTCAGATACTATCTTGACATTTAATTCATCAGGAACATACGAAGGATAAATTATGGCACATTACGCAAAAGTAACAGAAGGCATAGTGACTAAAGTCATAGTTGCAGAAGCAGAATTCTTTAATACATTTGTTGATGATTCAGCAGGTGAGTGGATACAAACATCTTACAATACAATTGGTGGTGAACATACATTAGGTGGAACACCATTAAGAAAAAACTATGCAGGTATTGGTTTTACTTACGATAGAGAAAAAGATGCGTTTATTCCACCACAGCCATATCCATCATGGACACTAAATGAAACTACTTGCTTATGGGAAGCACCAGTTGCATATCCTGACGATGGTGATTATATCTGGAATGAAGACACAACTAACTGGACAGAGGTAACAGACTAATGAGCGTAACAATTATTACTGTATTCTATGACAGTACAGACGATTAAAGGATACTTATGTCTAACATGACAGATTACGAAGCAGGACAGTTAGTAGCAGTAGTCACTCAGCTTAATAATGAAATAAGCGAAATGAATAAAACTTGCACTATGCTATCTGAACGAGTAAATGAATTAGAAAAACAAATGGCTAAAGGAAAGGGAATGTTTGCTGGAGCTATATTTATAGCAATGGGATTAGGTGGTATTGGTAGCACTTTATTCTCTAAATGGTTTAATTAGGATACAAGATATGACTTACTTAGATATAGTTAATAACATTTTAAAACGATTAAGAGAGCGTACTGTATCAACAGTCAACGAATCTTCTTACTCTAGCTTAATAGCTGTACTTGTTAATGATGCAAAAGAGTCAGTAGAAAATGCTTGGAACTGGAGTGCTTTACGAACTACACTAAGTGCTACTACAACCAGTGGTATTTTTAACTATGAACTAAATGGTTCTTTAAACTCTTTAACAGTATTAGATGCAACAAATGTAACAGATAACTTTTTCTTAGATTACAAAGCAGCACACGATTTTAACGAGTTCTTTTTAACTAATGATGTAGCAACAGGCTCACCTTATTACTATTCGTTTAACGGAGTTAGTGCTGATGGTGATACACAAGTAGACTTATATCCTATACCAGACAAAGCATACACAATTAGATTTAACTGTGTACTTAGGTCAGACGATTTAGTAAATGATGCTGATACACTAACTGTACCAACTAAACCAGTAGAGCTACTAGCTTATGCAATGGCAGTAGAGGAGCGTGGTGAAGATGGTGGTATCAATCCTGTTAGTGCTTATGCTAGAGCTACTAATGCTTTACAAGATGCAGTAACTTTAGATGGTAACAAACACCCAGAGGAGTTAGTGTGGTATGAAAGCTAGAACAGTCTTTGTAGAATCACTAGCATCATCAGCAGCAGATTTATACACAGTACCTAATAATATGAGAGCAAAGTTAGTTCTTGTTTTTGTATCTAACAGTTCAGGTTCTACTAGAAGCGATACAAATGTAACTATTAACTTTGATTCTACAGAGATAACAGTGCTAGGTGATAAGAGTTTAGGCTCTGGTGACTTTATAGAATTACAAATGAATGGTGGTTATGTAATGCTAGAAGCTGGTTATAAAATTAAAGGTTCATGTGCAGGTGGTACAGGAGTTTCTTGTATCCTTACAGTTGAAGAAGTACCATTTATTGTGAGTACAAACTAATATGGCAAAAGAATTAGTAACAGCATCACTAGTAGCACCAGCATTTTTAGGTTTAAATACCCAAGAGTCTAGTTTGTCTAATGACCCTAGCTTTGCTCTTGATGCAAACAACTGTGTTATTGATGAGTTTGGTAGACTAGGTGCAAGAGAAGGTTGGTTCTATCGTACAACAGGTAGTGATGATATTAACTTATTAGGTATGCACCCCTTCTTAGATGTAGCTGGTGTTAATACTTTTATATCTTGGAACGCTACTACATTTAAAAAAGGTTTTATTACACTTACTACAATAACACCTACTACAACTGATACTATATCAGCAGGTAACTGGCAGTGTGTAACCTTGAATGATAGAGCTTATTTCTTTCAAGCAGGTTACAAGCCACTGTACTACACTAATGAGTCTACTGCTGATGAGTTTAAAAGCATAGACCAACACGCTGATTATACAGGCAGTGTACCTAGTGCAAACATAGTAATGAGTGCTTATGGTAGACTCTGGGCAGCAGACACTTTAACTAACAAGACTACTGTATACTTCTCAGACCTCTTAGAAGGCACTAAATGGGGCAGTGGGAGTGCTGGTAGTATCAATATAGCAGGTGTGCTTCCAAAAGGCTCAGATGTCGTTACAGGGCTTGGTAGCCACAATGGTAATTTAATTATATTTTGTAAAAACAATATTATTATATTTAAAGACACTGATAGTTTTCAAGGTAGCTTTGATGTAAACACTTTACAATTAGTAGAAGTATTAGAAGGTGTTGGTTGTATTGCTAGAGATACAATACAAAACACAGGCACAGATATTTTATTTTTATCTGCTACAGGGTTAAGAAGTTTAGGTAGAACAATACAAGAAAAATCAGCTAAGTTAAATGACTTATCTAAAAACATAAGAGATTCTTTTTTAGGTAATGTAAATAGAGAGTCTGACTTTGGTTTAATTAAGTCTTGTTACTTTCCTGAGAAAGCGTTTTATTTAATATTTTTACCAGAAGCAAAAACTATTTATGTATTTGATACTCGTAGACCACTAGAAGATAATGCTTATAGAGTAACAACTTGGAACAACTTAGATCACACTGATTTTGTTTACGATAAAACAACTAAAAAAATGTATGTTACACAAGCTAATGGTATAGCAGAGTATGGTGGATTTACAGATAATTCTGTTCCTTACACTATGAGTTACTTTACTAACCATTTTGATTTAGGTGAAGCAAATAGAAACAAGTTATTAAAAAGAGCTGCTGTTACTGTTATTGGTTCTACTGGACAACCATTTAATTTAAAGGCTGGTTTTGATTATGTAACAAGTTACTTTTCTTTTCCGTTTACAATAAAAGATATACCAGTGTCAGAGTACGGAACAGCAGAGTATGGAGCAAATGCAGCAAGTGTAGCAGAGTATCAAGCAGGTATATCATTAGATAGATT